CGGAGAACATCCGGTTTAGGTCGTCACGCTGCGCCGTCGCCATCTTGACTACGTGGTCCGTGTTGGGGATTTCGGCGTTCTCCAAGAAGGTCGTTTGGTCGATAGCCTGCGACTCCAGAAGCTCTTGCAGGAACTCCAACTTGGCAACCGGGGTCGTGGGCATGGCGCTCACGGGGAACACCTGCATGGTGTACGCGTCTTCGTCCATGTCAATCGAGAGGAACGGAACGCGATGCTGGGCGCCGTATTCCTCGTAGGTGACCTCGTGCGACGGGTCTTCCTCGGCCAACTGGCGGTCAAGCACCAGGACCTCGCGGGCCAAGTCCATGACCATCGCTTCGTACGCTCGAGCGGGGTTGACCTGTCGCCGGCTGCCAATCTCGCGGACCATGCGGACGGCCTTGCCACTGATGACGCCGGACGGTTTCATGCTCTCGGCCGACATGCGGGACACACCGAGGCCCTCATAGATGGCGCCCACGAGCCAATCGCGGTGCTTGTACATCTCCGCCGGCATGATGGGTGGCGTTTGAAAGAGCGGGGGCGTCCCGCTGTAGGTGTTGATGGCTACTTGGTCGTTGCTCATCTGCCGGTAGTTGACCTTCGAGCCTTGCTGCACCCACACCCAACACTTGGCGAGGATGTGTGCGCCGCGCTGGATGCGCTGAAGGAGCTTGTTCAACTCGGCCTGAGCGGGCCTGACCCGCTGCGCCAGGGGCTCGCCCCAGAAGCCACGGCGAGGGGCGATGGGGCGGCAAAAGGCCAGCGGGAAGTGATAGCGCTCCCACGGCTCATCGACTAGCACGCAGTTGCTCACGGCGATGACATGGCGCCCGCCAACAGGCTCGCCATCGGGTCCGGGGCTTGGGAGGTGCCACGCCTCGATGACCTCCACCAAGTCCGCCTGAGCAGCGGCCTCGGAGTCCACGAACCAGTACGAATGCTGAGGCTCCTCGGCGTCCTCAATCTCGGCGCGCTTGTCCTGGTAGAGTTCCTTGAGGTGCGAGCGGTCCACGGCGCGGCGCAGCATGATTTCGCGGGGGTCAACGTCGATGCAGGCGCGGTCGTCGACCAAGATGTTCAGGGTGTGCACCCGCTCAATCAGGACCTCGTCCCGCTCGATGTACGGGCGCAGCAAGCCCACGCCGTCAAGGATGCCGTCTCGCAGCGCTTGGGGGCCGAGGAAACCGAGGTTGCCGTCCTTCAACTTCACGTCCATGTAGCTAGTGAGCTTGTCGGCCGCCTGCTCGTCGTCGTAGGCACCGCCGGTCGGCATGAACAGCGGGCGAGGTTGGCTCACGGTAAGGTCCGCGATGAGGCTATCCACCGCGTTGGCAAGCACGTTGTGACTGAGCAGGATGCGACTGAAGCGCACCGCCCCCGAGCGGTAGGCCCACGCGTTGGTGTCCCCGTAGAGGCACGTGCTGCTCAGAATCATCTGCTGCCGGTCAATCGTGGCCTCGTCGATGTCGTGAGCACGACCAACGGTCAGGTCCGCTAGCTCCTGCTCGGTCTCGGCCTTCCACCAGTGGTCAAGTGCTTCAATCATGGGGTTACCTTATCACGTGTCCAGCTTGTCGCTCCACTTGGCCCCGCCGCCGTCGATCGAGTTAGACTCGGCCTTGCAGTCGTGACACTTGGCGCCCCACCAGCCATGCGTGAGAGTCCTGCCCCCGCGGCGCGCAAAGCATCTTGCGCAGAAGTAAAGAACCTTACGCATCGCGCCTCCGCTGCGCTCGCCACTTAGCAGCGCAAGCCCTGCCGCATGTCATCTGGGCGGGGGGTTTGCCCTTGGGGATTGGGTCCTGGCAGATGAGGCAGACACGATAGGTCACAGCGTTCTCCTCGTGCTGCTTGGCCCTACACTCCGGGCAGTAGCGATGCCCCTTGTCGGGCCCCGCCTCGCCGTTGCAGTCGACAGAGAAGCACAGGCGCCGCGGCGCCCCATGCTCCAAGTCGTACGCCTCGCAAAGGACGCACTCGCAATCCTCAGCGTGACCCTTGAGGTTTCCGCCGCGGTTGCCGCGACGCATTGGCCCACGGAGACTGTCCTTACGCTTCTCTGCCGGCTTCACCACCCCACACACACACTGCCCCACAGGCAGCGCAATAGCGTCATCTCCCTTGCTCACCACGACCCACTGCCCCTCGGCGCGGATGTCGTACTCCGGGGCCGCGAAGTGCCCCACGACGCCTGAGCCACCGGGTGGTCGGACGCCGCCGCGGATTGTTAGGTGGGAGAGGTTCATGGGGCCTCCGCTTCGCACGTCGGCGCTTTTGCTCTCGATAGCGCGTCTAGCCACTTGCGGTGGCATGGGCTACACAGGTCGTACTCCGTGTACGTCCCCGCGTGGTTCTTGGAAGTCCAACGCGTCCAACCACTCGGCGTCCAACTGTGGTCCGACCCCATCTCACACTCGCCCTTGACCCGCAGCGCGCCGCAGAAGTCGCACTTGGCCCCTGGGCCGGTCACGGCAGCCACCCGAAGAGGGCGACGGCGAGTGCTTCCATTGCCAAGAGCCCCGTCCAGTGACGGTACGCGGCAAGATGAGGGCCGCTGAGCATAAGTTCGGGCTTGTACCTCACCCTCGCTCCTGCTCTTTCCGCAACTGCCGAAGGTCCACGGGCTCGGCCCCCGTGGCGTCGTAACTGTGGTCGCGCTCGTCCTCCTCCGGGTCGTCCATCAGCGCTGGGGGGATTAGGGCGGCGGGGGCCATGGTCATGCTGATGATGCCCACCTCCACCTGCGCTATCCCCTCTGCCCTACAGATGCGCGCGATGCGCTCGACCAGTTCCGCCGTGGCGTCGTGATTCATGCCCACTCTCCCTCCGTGTCCACGTACCCATACCCCATCGCGTCCGCTTCGTCACGCATCTCCTGCGCCACCGCATCGGCCTCGTCTAGTTCCTCTTGCGTCCAGCCATCGGGCAACTCAGAGGGCGCTTCCATCGCCACACCGTCCTTGGGCCACGTCGCGAGGACCAGCGCCGACACGAGGTCGCAGTGTGAGCCATCGGGCCTCGTCGGGAGGATAACCTTGATGCGGCTCCCGCTGATGGGCTTCGACTTGACCTCCTTGAGGTCTCGCAGGAGTTGCTTGTTCTTCGGCAACACCACCTTGCCCTCGGCTAGCAAGGCGCGCAGCCGGACGTAGGGGGCAACGTTGTCATGCGGCGCCGGGTTATAGACCAAGTCGTGCTTGTTCAGGTGCTCTCTGATGGTCTCGGCGTAGTGGATGTCGCTCATGGCAGACCCGCAACCGTGGCGCTTGATGGCCGCAGCGAACCGCTCAACCGTCTCAGATGGCTTCAGTGAGCCTTCCGCGGGCACCTTGACCTCTAGCGCCTCCGCGATGGTGATAGGCCCGTCAGGGGTTGGCCTGTGCGCCACAACGAGGGCTGAGGAGTTGCGCGCGAAGCCGTAGTCGGCGCCGCTGGTTACGATGGTGCCAGCCTCGGCCACGACCGGCATCGGGTAGAAGCGGGCGGATGCGTCGATGTCGGCATGGTTGAAGAACCAGACCTCGGAGGAGGTCATCGGAATCGCCCGGTACTCGCGGTCCAGGTCGCTCGCCTCGCCTGACTCCTGCTCCTTCTTGCAGAGCCTCCTGCATGCCGCCTCGGTGAGCGAGGGGTTGGCCTCCCACGTCGTGGCCCTGCGCGCTATCTGGTCCTCGTTGTCACCCGTCTCGTGGGCGTCGTAGTGAGCGTCAAGCGTGGCCCACGGGCTGCTGATGAGCAACTCCTTGGCACCGTGGCAAAGCTGCGTCGCCATCGCCGGGCGCACCGACTCGAGGACGTGCGTGGCAGGGTTGGCCCCGGTGCGGTCGTCGTGCCAGCGCGCAAGCTCGTCGGCGAGGAACCCAATCGCCGTGAAGGAGACCGCGGTGCGGAAGTTGGCGGCGAACGCGCGCCACTCGATAGGCTTGTGGCCCAGCCGGATGTAGGCCCCCTTCTTGTCGCTGCCGTGACGATGCTCAACCCCGAGGGCCACGAGGATGGCGGCGATGTTCGTCAAGCGGTCCTCGGCAAAGCCTACCTTGATTGAGAAGATAGGGAAGACGCCAGCTTGCCCCGGCGGGATGTCCCACGTCCCGTGTAGGCCCTCGATGACCATCACCCGGTCCATGGTCGTGCTCTTGCCCCCGCGTCGCCCCACCTGGCCCACGAAGCGATACGCGGTCGGATGGCCGTACAGCTCTCCGCACCACGCTCGCCACAACGGAGACATGGCCGGGAAGCCGGCGGCCACCAGTTGCTCGTCCTGCTCCATGAGCAAGGCAAACATGTCCAGCGGTGGCCCGTGGTGCTGCTCGGCGTAGGCTAGCGACGCCGCTAGCTGCTCTGGGCTCACTCGCCCCGCTTTGCCCGATGCTTCGCGCGCTTCTTGGCTTGCGGCAACCGTACGGCCTTGGGCTTGGGCTGCTCAAGCACGAAGACGCCGGCCACGATGCTACCGCGCATGCCCGGCTTGAGGCTCTTTGCGTCCTCTCGGCTCACCCTGAAGCGGACCAGTTCAGGCGCAGCGTCTTGGCGCCCGTAGACCACACCGCGGGCCTCAACGCTATCGAGGACCAGCGGGCCAGTGTCTTTGCATTCGTGAGTCAGTACAAGTCGCATCATGCCTCCAAGGTTACGACGAGGATGTCGCACGCAGCAGTGTCCGCGATGACCCACGGCGCAGTCTCAATACGGAACAAGCAGCAGTCGCCCCGCTTGGTGCTCGTGGCGGGCTTGAGCTTGATGAGGTTGGCCGTGCCGGTACCGGGCCTGACGCTCACGAAGTTGGTGCGGTCGAGGTTCTCGATGTAGCAATAGCCGCCGACCCCGGTGTCACCGATGGTCATAGCCTCCTCAGTCACGGCGACGTTCTGCGTCAAGCGGTTGACGTTGGTCCCCGTCTGGTCGAACGAGACCGCGTCAAGCCCCACCGTGTCCAGCGTCTGATTGATGTTGGCGCACGACAGAAGCGCGCTGAGTGTGATTTCGTTCGCCATCAGGCTGTCCCTTCGTGGATTACTTCCGCCGTCTCGGCCCGAAGTCGGGCCTTCTCGCTCTCTAGAGCCGTCTCCAGGAGCCTAACACGCTCGGCGGTGGTTGCGCGGTTCAGGTCTACCACCTCGGCCACAGGCTCGGGCTCAGCGCTTGGGCTGCCCCACCCATACGACATGACAATCTGACTGGCCCGAATCTGGTCCGCTTCCTTGTCTGCCTCGGTGGACAGTCGGACGAGGTTCTCGAGCGCCGTGATTGACCCGTTGCGGGCCGCCCGCTTGAAGCGCTTCCACTTGTTGCGGGTATCGTCTCGCGCGCGCGCGGTGGGTGCCGACTTGTCGCGTGGCTTGTATGTGCGCACTGCGGTCATTCCGTGAAAGCCGTTACGTGAAAGTTCATGTTGTCCACCGTGACGGTCGTCGTCGTGGTCTCGTTGGTTACCCAAAGCTCCACGTAGTCACCGGTCGCCAGGCTAACGCTGGCGCGGCACACCAGGGCGCCCAGGTCCGACCCTGTGCCAACCTTGCGGCGCACGGTGCTGGCATCCATGACCATCCCGCCCTTTGCCACCTTGAAGCCGATGACCTGGTTTGATGCCGCTGCGGTCATGCTGATGGTTGCCACGATGTCCGCGTGGACAGGCACTGACCCGGTGTACTTCAACCGGTTGCTCGTCCCGCTGTCGTCGTCGAACTCGTAGGCGCCTGCAACTAGCGTCGTGGTGCCTGCCGCCTTGTAGTAGGTTCCCGCGACGGAGACTGTCGTGGCAGCGCTGCTCGTCACGTAGCACTCTCCCTCACGCGGCCGAAGGGTCTCGATAGCGTCTCGCAGGTCCGTGGCCCCAATCTGCCGCGTGGTGTTGTTAGCGAGTAGGGCGAAGATGTCGGATAGTGTGCGTTGCGTTTGGGCCATGAGTCCTCAGATGTTGTAAGCGTACCCGAAGCCCAGGTCGTAGTCGCCGCTTACGCCCTCGCCAACCACATCAAACGCGGTCGAGAACGCCTCATCGAATGCGCCCCACATCGGCGCAGCCATGCCTGACGCGTTGCCCAAGAATCCAACTGGGAGGCCGAGAATCATCGGATGACCGGCTCCAGTTCCATCGCGTCCACCGGTTCCCAGTCCTCGCCCGCCGCCTTGGCCATCGCGTACTTCGCGACCAGTTCCGCGCGCTCCTCCGTGGTCAACTCAGCCTTGGCACGGTCCACGCTCAGCGCCGCGCAGTCCCAAAGCTTCTTCGTCGGGTGCTTCCGCGGCCGGTCGTGCGTGGTGGTCACGAACGGCACATGCTCACCATGCAGCGTCTCGAACGCCTCATGCTGGCCGACCACGTTGCCCTCAATGTCGAGCGTGTCCACCATGCCAAGACTCCGCTTCTGCGGCACGTTTGATACGTGAGGACCGGGCCCCACCTCGACACCCTCAGCGGGCAAGCCGAGCGCCTTGTTGTTGAGAGCGATTGTCGCATTGACCTCGGCCATCGTTCCTGTGATGCGCTTGCTCATAGCCCGTATTTCTCCGCTCGGAGGGTTGCCCATGCCGCAAGCTCTGGCGCCGTTGGAAGGCGGTTGAGCAGGAACATGTTGTATAGCTTTCCGTCGAAAGCGTTGGCCGGCCCCGAAGCTGCGCCGATTTGCGTTGCCCCGGTGATGGTGCGCCCGGCTGTAACCGCGGAGTTTCCGATCGCTGTGCCGTTGCGGTAGGCGCGGAAGCGCGGGGTGGAGTTGTCAATCTCCCACGCCAGGGACTGAAACGGCAACGTGGCCGCGTCCGCGGTCCTGTTTGCGCCGTCGAACATTCCAACCAATGGGGAGGCACCGACAGACGAGTACAGCGCTACGCGTGCGCCACCGAACGAGTCAAATGGAATGCCTCCGTTTGGGTTCGTGGTCGGGTCAATGACGGCCACGAGGTAGTAACTATTGGACGTTTCGGCCACGTTGGCGACGGCCATGTAGTTCGTGTCGGCGCGCACAAAGTCGAGGTATTCAAGCCCCGCTCCGTCAGTGCCTGGCGTCGGCTGGTTTCCAACCACAGCCTGCGTCGCTTCGTGCAACTTCCCAGTTTGGTCACCCCACGCCGAAGCGTCCAAGCCCGCGCCCAGGGTGACCCTCTTGCCGGCTTCCCACCATGCGACGCAAGCGGTGCCGAAGATACTCGCCTCGGTGACTACGGAACCAATGTCTCGGGCGAGGTTGGCCGCGACCATTCCGCCGGCCATCGTGGCGTCGTTCGAGTTGCTGGAGCTGTCGGGTACCGTTGTGCCCGTGAGGTCATCCGGGCGCCAGCAGCCGACTAGGCCGGGGCGGCCTCGGTGGTCGTAGGGGTTGGACGCGGGGCCGATGGCGAGGACCTGAGCGGGTGTCATGGCGTAGTTGTAAAGGGCAAAAACGCCTCCGTTGCCGGTAAGAGGGTCCGCGCCGTCTACCCTTGCGCCGATGACTAGGTCTTCTGTGTTCTCCGGTGAACCGACGAGGTTGCTTACACCAGGCGTGAACGTGTCCACGGCGCCATCGTGATAGCCGAGGATTCCGGCCGACGTGTCCGAACCGTCAACAGTGATGGCAATGCGCACCCACACACCCGTGGCAGGCGCGGTCGTTCCAGTGCCAGAAATGCTACCGCCCGCCGCAGCCGTGACCGTAACGAACATATTGTTCGCTGCGGCCATTTGCACGTACATGCCGAGGCCGGTCCCGGTGTCGTACTTGTTGAACAGCAGAGCGTTGCCGGCCGTCTCGGCCTTCACATCCGCTATCAGCGTCCAAGCGTCCCCGAGCCCAAACTGGAACGCGGCATCGTGTGGCACCGCGAGCCGCTCACCCCCGCCCGCGTAGTAGAGCGAGGAGGCTTCGGTGTAGGGACGCCCCACGACCGCCGCCCCCGCCAGGTACATGCCGAGCCCAAGATGCATCGCAGCTAGCCTAGCACGTCGGACGGGTCGCCGTAAACGCGCCCGGGTAGGACCTCGGCCCATGTGCTGAGCATGTTGGGCGTGGCGGGCTCCCAGGGGCGCTCGCGCCAGCAGGCGGCGCAGGCTTCCGAGTCGCTTGCCACCTCGCAGGACTCACACCCGCCTACATGCTCTCGCCGCTCTTGCATCGCTTCACCGCCTCTAGCGCTTCGTCAACCGACCGGACCCTAGCACCGAACCCGCCGAGCCCGCGCACCCGCTCCAGAAACTCGCCCTGTTTGGCCTCGCGCGCCTTGCTGGTCGTGCCGTCTGGGGTCTTTACTTCTAGGGCGCAGAAGCGGCCCTCCACGTACGTCAAGACGCCATCGCTAAACGTGCCGCGAATAGTGCGCGTGGTCACCCGCTTAACGCAGCACAGCAAGTCGCTCGTCCCCTCCTCCGCCAACTGCATCCACCCGCCCTTCACCTTGACCTTGCCCGAGTGAACGCGGACCACTAGCACGTCGGGGTCCAGGGTTAGGGCGTCTTGGATTGCGCGGCTTAGTTTGGTTTCGCTCATCCCCGCCCCCGCAGCAACCACCACTCGCCCGCGATGGTGACGCCGATGCACATCCAAGGGTCGCCGGTTACCCAGAAGGCGAGTAGGCCGAGGGCGAGGGGGCCGAAGATGGCGAGGAGGAGGAAGCAGCCGGTCACCTGCGCGCCCTCAATTCCTCGCGGGCCTCGTCGCGTTGCTTCTTGCACTTCTCCAAGCGCCTCGACAGGTGCCACCGTTCCATGTCGGCTGCCGTGTAGAGCACGCGGAACTTGACGTAGGCGTCCGCCATGCTCCGCTGGTCGCTGTAGTCACCCAGAAGCGCCTCCTCAAGTTTCTCGCACGCGGCCCGAATCCTCTTGCGCGCCGCCTTCTTGGTCCCTGTTAGGAAGCCGTATCCAAAGTTTACGTTCATCGCCTCGCCCTCCAAACCACCGCGCCCCAACCTAGGCAGCACAGAAGCGCCACGCCCCACCCGATGATTGGCCGCCCGGTCGCCAGCGCCGCGAACAGCGCCGCGCTTGATGTGAGGCCGAGCGCTACCACTGCCGCGCAGCCGATGGTTGCTAGGTCGTGTGGGTCGTGGTTGGTCATCCCGTCGCCCTCCTCGTGTACTCAACAATGCGAGCAGGGACGCCCGCGGCGAAGCACGTCTCAACACAAGACTCCGCGTCTTCCCTTGATGGGACTATCACGGGGACATTCTCGCTGCCGTTGATTGGTAGGCCGTCGTGTCTCGCGACAACCATGAATAGCATCACTGGTAGTTTCTCGTTCATCGCCTCTTCCTTGAAATCGCGCCGCATGCATGCATGACGCTGGTGTGTTCCATCCCCATCAGCGCCCCGATGGCGGGATAGCTAAGCCCACGCTCCCGGAGCATGACGCACACGTCGTGCCGCGCCTCAACGATGTGCTGAAGCCGGCGCCGGCCTAGGATGTCCTTCGGGCGGCAGAAGTGGCACTTGGCCGCGCTGCGGACTAGGTGGCCCAACCCAAGCGCGTCCAGCGTGCGGAGGAGCTTCTTGGGTTTGGGGCGGGTGGATGTGAACATCAGAAACCTATGTCGTCCTGGTCGAAGTTGCCGCCCTGGTCGGTGCCCTGCTGGTGGCCGGTTGGGCGCTGCTCGCCCTTCGGCGTCAACATCTCCACGTCCTGGGCCACAATCTCAGTCTTGTAGCGCTTCTGCCCGTCCTTCTCCCAACTCCGAGTATGAAGCCTGCCGCTCACGGCGACCTTGTGGCCCTTCTTCAGGAACCTCCCAAGCGCCTCGGCCTGCTTGTCCCACACCACGACGGAATGCCACTCGCTCACCTTGGTCCAAGTGCCGTCCACCTTGCGCCGTTCGCTGGTCGCGACTCGTAGGCTCATGACCGCCGTGCCGCTGTTCGTGGTTCGTGTCTCGGGGTCGGCGCCGAGGTTGCCTACTAGTTGGACGCAGTTCATTTGGTGGTCTCCTCGTATGCGCGGCGACGCTTGGCCGCCTCTTTCGACTCCGCATCGTTCTCAAGGGTGACCTTGAACAGCGTGCGTGACGCCGCGTGAAATAGCACGACGCCCTCAGGCCGCATGAAACCGGGCGCCACGACTGAACCGCGCTCGCGCAGGGTAGCCAAAGCCTTGCGCTCAACCTCCTTCACGTCCACGCCGGACGCCAACACAGGCACGACGCCGCAGCACCTTGGGCGCACCGCGTCATCGCTCCACCGCGTGGCGTTGAACAGCGAGAACCGGCGGTGGCGTTGCTCGTACTTCCGCTGAATCTTCGGGCCCCACCACTCGCCGTAGTGGAAGCCGGGGCCGAGTTGTCGCAGTTCCTCGGCGTTGTCCCTGACCCACGCCGCAAAGCCGGCGTTGTCGTCCTCGGGCGTAATCCAGCGCCTGCGTGACCCGGCGCGCACAACGCCATCCTCGTCGATGTGTACGACGCCATTGGTGCCGTCAATCTTCTCGGTCGCGACCCATTCGCGGTTGAGCCGCGGAATCTTGCCGAATGGTTGAAACTCACTCATCTCATCCCTCCTGAATTGCCGCGCGCTCGTCGCGGTCGTGCTCGATGTCCAGCGGGCAGCGTCGCCCGCATAGCTTGTACCACGCGGCGTCTAAGGCTGCGCGGTCATCGGATGCCCACCACTCGGCGTTTACCGGGCGGGCGTCGCCTGGTCGGCCGGTGGCTCGGGCATGGGCTAGGTTGCGTTGGTGGCGGGTCATGGCTTCAGCCCACCAAGCACGCCCTGCGCTAGTTCCGCCATCGACGACAGCGGAACCGCCGTCTCTCGCATGGCATCGTGATGCGCGTCCGCGTCCGCTTGCTCTCGCTTCTGGCGCAGTCGCTCGCCCGCCTCGTGGAGCTCCGCGCTTCGGGCCGCTGCCCCTCGCTCGTGCTCCGCTCGAGACGCGTCGCCGGTCACCAGCGACACCTTGCTCAGGACCTTGTCGACCTGCTCGGCGGAGCGCATGAAGTATTCCGGCACCGTGTGACCGTTCTGGGCCCAAAACGACGACGGGGTCAGGATGTGGCTAGCGGCCTTCTTCAGGTCCGCGACGCTGTAGCCTTCGCCGAGGCGCAGCGCGACCTTCTTGCGGCGCTTGGCCGTCCACGCGGGTTGCTTGCCGGTGTTCACGAGGCGCAGCCATGTGGCCGTGTAGTGGTCGCATACTTCCCGAACGTTAGTTCGACTGCCAACGTCGTCCCCCGTGGGGGACTTAGGGGGATCCTGGTTAGTTAGATCGGTTAGCTGGTTAGCTAGAGTGACAGCGCGTGACTCAGCGTGACCGCCCGTGACAGCGCGTGACGGTTCGGTCACGTGGCGTGACACGTTGTCACGTGGCGTAACGCTTGCGGTTGCTCTGCGGCGCTCCCTCATGTCCCGCTGTCGTTGCTTGTCGCTCACCTGCGCCTCTTGTGCGTCAAGGTGCTCAACTACCAGAAGGGTGCTCCCCTCGCGAAGTTCCACCCACCCCTCTCGAACCCATGATGCAACAGCGCGCTCGGCCACGTCAACTGGGCAGCGCAGGTGAACGGCGACCGCTCGCGCGCCGTGGCCATCGAGGCCAAGTACGCCTGAGCGGTCTACCTTGCGCACGAGCGCCCAGAACAGCGCAAGCTCATCCCACGCCATCAGCAGCATAGCAGTGGTGTCGCGCGTATAGACGCGGACGTAGCGCTCGTTTGACCAATCCACGGCTATCCCTCCGCTGCGGAAAACAGATTCTCCTGAACGCGCCCGCTCGACGACGAGCAAGCCGATGCCACGTTTCGCACGGCTTGGCGGTAGTAGGATTCCTTCAGCTCGACCCCGACCCCGCGGCGCCCGCACTGGACGGCGCCGTAGACCTCCGAGCCAACGCCCATGAACGGCGTAAAGACGTTCTCGCCGGGGTTACTCCAGAGCACGCAGCATCGCTCGATGACATCGAGTTGCAGTGGGTGAACGTGCTTAACATCGTCCTGCCCCTTGGACTTCTTGAACGGCAGCACGCGCTCAAGCCGAACGTCATCCCAGAACGCCGAGGCGTACTGTCGCCATATCCAATGCGAGAACCGGTTCTCGGTTTGCTTGCCGGTGTGGCCGCGGAACTTGAGCACGTCGGCCGGCATCGGTCGCGCGCCAGCGTACTCATGCAACCCGGTAGGGTGCGCGATTGGCACCGGGTTGTCGCCCTTTCGCCTGAACAGAAGTAGGTAGTCCGCGCTCGCGTTGCTGCACCGCGACGAGTCGTCGACGATTGTCTTGTGCGCGAGGTTCTTGGCCATGGTTCTGTTGCGCACGCCTAGCGGCTCTTTCCACACGCAGTAGCGCGCGGCGTACTTGAATCCGATGCGCTCGTGCATTCGGATGATGTCGCCGGGGAAGTCCACGAGGTGGTCGCAACCGGTGTTGCCGTCCGGGACATCCATGCAATGCACCGCGGTCATTCGACCCGGCATCGTCATGCGGTACAGTTCGCGCACGACGTACTCGTAGTGCTCGAAGAACTCGTCGTATGAGCGGCAGTTGCTCAGGTCTCGCTCGCTGCTGCTGTAGTGGTACAGCCCGCAGAACGGTGGCGAATACACCGACAAGTGCATTGACTCGTCGGGTAGGCTCGGCATCGCCTCGAGGCAGTCGCCGTGATAGAGCGCGTATCGGTCGGTTATTTCTTGGCTGATAACGGTCATGATTCCCTCCTAGAGCCACGGCGGTGCCGCGGCGACGTTTCCGGTGTATTTGTCGTGCTCAATGTGCAGCGAGTCCTTCATGTGTCGCATCAGCGCAGAGAACATGGTGTCGGCCTGTGCCGCCTTCTCGCGCAGTCTCGAGACCACCCCTCGCTCGCCCTCGGTCGTCACCAGGTCTACCACAACCTGACGCTGTTGACCGAAGCGCCAGCAGCGGCGAACGGCCTGGTAATACTGCTCGTAGCTGTAGCTTGGGAACATGACTACGTGCGCGCAGTTCTGGAAGTTGAGTCCCCATGCCCCTATTTTCGGCTTGGTCACGAGCACGCGAAGGTCGCCATCAGCGAACGCTCGCAACCGTGACTCCTTCGTGTCATCGTCATCCGACCCGCGCACTTGTTCGGCTCCGTCAATCATCTTCGTAATGCGGTCGCCCTCGGCGTTTAGGTGGCACCAGATGATGCACTGCTCGCCGTGGGTGGCCAACTCGGCAACGCGCTCGCACCGCTCTTGGATGGTCCTGCCGCGCTCCTCGCGCATCTCCTGCATTCCGACCGCCGGCACATCGAACAGCCATCCCTCACGGCGCTTGCGAGTGTCCACGACGTGCTCGCGCTCGTCAATCGGCGGAAGGCCGAAACCGCCGTCCTCGAAGCCAAGGTCAGACGGGGTGCGCATGGCGCGAGCCCACGAGCACACCCACCGCCAGAACGCCACCTCAGCGTGAGGCTTCATGAGGAACTTTGCCGCGGCGCCGTAGGCTCGGCCGCCTGCCAGGTTGTTGCGGTTGTTGCGAAAGAACCGCCCCAGCATGTCCATGTGTCCAAGTTGGCCGAGGGCTTCGCTCGACGTTCCAAGTTCGGTGTAGTCGTTCGGTGCCGCCGTGGCGGTACACAGTAACCGATATGGCAGGGTCCGCATAAACTCCGTAATGGTCGCCTTGCGCTTGCCGTCGAAGTTCTTCAGGATGCTGGACTCGTCGCAGACCATGCCGGCGAAGTCGGACGGTTTGAACAGGTGCAGCCGCTCGTAGTTGGTGACCACGATGCGGGCGCCACTTGGCACAGTGCCGTCGCGTGACCGCTCGCACTTGATGCCGAACTTCTCGCCCTCGGCCACGAGTTGGTGCGACACCGCCAACGGCGTTCCGACCAGAACCGGCTTGCTCATCTTGCGAGCCACGTTCTCAGCCCACACGAGCTGCATAATGGCCTTGCCAGTGCCGCAATCGGTGAACAGTGCCCCGCGACCTTGACGGGTTGCCCAGTCCACCAGATGGCGCTGGAAACCAAACAGGCAGTCAGGAAGGAACGTCGGCTCGAATCCGAACTGTCCGCCTAGGTGGCGCTTCCGCGCCAAAAACCCCTCGTAATCTACTGCCGCCATTGTGGGTCCTCGCACAAGTCCTGAACGAACCGAACGGCCATCGCGGCAACCTGTACCGCTTCGTCCCGCATGTCCATCGGGTCGCCATCGCCGCGAACGTGCTCCCAAAGCTCGTCCAACTCCTCGAGAATCACAGCGTAACCCTCATGCGGGCTCGCGAACCTGCGCGGGAACTTCCGCCGCGCGCTCTCAACCTCTAGGCGAGTCGCCTCTATCGCATCAATCATCTTGTCTCCATCCAGAAGAAAAACCGGGGCGGCGGCAAGAGGACCTGAAACTTTCGAATCAAGAACCGCCGCCCCGGGGCACGGCAATATCGCCGCTAAATCCTAGTCTGTGTCCACGGCTCCCGCTCCGCCAACACCTCAGCCACCCGAACACACGTCGCGCACTGCGGGCCTTGGAGGGCGGCGTGGATGGCGCGGAGGGTGCGCTTGCGCTGCCAGTGTAGCCGGTTGGCCTTAACAAGTTGCGCGTGCGTGCTGTCGAAGGCGCTCTTGAGCCGCTTCGCCGCCGCCTTCCACCGCTTGGCCCATGCGTCGCGGCTTCGGCATGCGTCGTTGAGCATCGTCATGTCGTCGCGGTAGGCCATCAGGTCCGCGTGGAAGCACTTCGCCTTCAGTCGCGCCCCTAAGCAGCGGGCATGCCACAGCGCCGTGGCCATCACCAACCGCATCGCCACCTCGCGCCACTTGTCGCGGTCTGCCTGCATGGCGTTGCGATGGTCGACGAGTAACCCCACCTGCACCTTGCACCCATCCAACTTCTGCTGAAGCGCCGCGGCGTGGGCTCGCTGGGCAACACTGCGATCGTCGACCTCTGTGGAGAGGTGCCTGATTCTAGATGCCGCCCACTCTGGCTCGGTTCTGCATAGGTGGTCAAGCGAACATGGACGGCCAAGGGCATCCTTGTGGTTACCCATCACCCACCGCCTTTCGGGAACAGGTCGGGGTGGCGGTCATCCAAGACCGCGGCGACCATGCCGAATGCCCGCACGCCCATCATCACAATTCGCTGTCTGTCTTGGCACGCGGCAAACACTAGCCTCAGCGTCTCGTGCGCCCAGTCGCGCTCGGCCGCGAATCGGTTGCACGAGTGCATCATCTGGTCGCACTCCATGCGCCCCCGGTCGCGTTCGGCCCTAGCCTCGTCCCGATACCCAGCATACTCCCGCACGCGCGCGGCGTACTCGTCGCACCGCAGGTTTGCTTCGTCACGCTCCGTAGCGGTTGACTCAAGGTCGTCATTAAGTCGAACCACCTCTGTCTTGAGTTCGGTGATGGCGTCAACATCGTCCTGCTCAACCTTGCGCATACGCTCAGCCTCCCGCAACGCCTCATCCCGCGCATGCTCAGCCGCCGCGAGTCGTCCTGCTAGGTCGTGCATGACCGCCCCGGCTCAAAAGCCCCATGGTCCCACCCCGACGAGTGCGGGCACCGGTCAGTCGCGAAATGGTGGTGCCGTCGCTCCCGTCCGCACCTGGCGCAGCGCTCGGCTAGCTCGTGGGCGCTGAGTAGGTTGCCGGTGTATCCCACGGTTAGTGTCTCACGCTCGTTGGTGGTCATCTGCTGGCTCCGGGGGTTTCGGAGGGTCGGCCAGGAGGTGTAGTAGCGCAACTCCCGGCA